AGATTCGTTGATGTATATTTTAGTTTGTTCTTTCATGTTTCTCTCCTTTGTTTTTTTATATATAAAATCTATTAAAAATTGATATAAAGGTCAAATAAATTAAAACCTAGCAATTACTATGTTTTTGGTAGAACAAAATTAGAACAAATGGCTGATAAGATAGAAGAATTAACTTTATACCGAATCAAAGGCATAGAACAAGCCGAGATAGAATACTATAAAAATCTTACAGCAACACTTGATAGAATAGAACGAGAAATCGTTAATATTGCAGATACAGATTTACCAAGAACTACTGATGGCAAACTAATTCAATTACAATCAGCTATTGCAATAAGACCTAAGATTAAATCTATATTAGATCAAAACTATCTACCCTTTGCAGATCAAGTTGTTAGAGAGGGTTTTAATAAACAAGCTAAAAGAATTGAACGAGCATTTAAAAGAATTGGTAATATTCCTGTAGAGTTCCAAGAACTAACTAAAGGCGATCTAGCATTAGTACAGAATTTAAAACAACAATATTTCACTCAATTCAAAGATGTATCAAATAGATTTACAAGAGAACTATCTGAAAAGGTCTATCAAAATACCTTAGTTGGTAATACCTTTGCTGATCTTGAAAAAGAACTAAGACAATCAATCAATGGTATTTATGCAAGTTCAGATGATAGAGAAGCACAAAAACTAATTGATTTTGTAAATGATAATAAGTTCAAAGCATCTAAAAAAGACCAAGTAAATAAAGCTATCCAAACATTACAATCTAAGTTTGCAACAGATCGTGCTGGAGAGAATATGAAACGATATGCTGGTCAGATATTAAACGACTCATTAAGAGACTTTGACGCAACATTAAACTTTAACAAAGCAAATGATGCTGGTTTAACTTATGTAAAATATTATGGAGATGTAATACCTACAACAAGAGAGATTTGCAGAAACATGATAAATGGAGTATATAACAAAAGGGAAAGTGGACTTTTCACAATTGATGAAGTCAAACAAATCTGGGCTAGTAGAAGTTGGTCAGGTAAAAAATCTGGCGACCCTTTAATAGTTCGAGGTGGATATAATTGTCGGCATCAATGGTCTTATGTCAATCCTGATTGGTATGACAACAAAGGCGAACTAATAATATAACTATAGGAGAAAACAATGTCCGAAGAACAAGTAAAACAAACCGAGAATACTGAAACTGTAGAAAATACAGAATCAGAACAAAAAACTGATAATAAAACTTTCACACAAGATCAGCTTAACAACATTATTGAGTCGAGAATAATGGCTGAACGAAGAAAGTATGAAAAGAAAATTCAGGAAGAAGAACAGCAAAAATCTGAATTACTTAAACAAAAGCAATTAGAAGAAGCTAAATCTAAACAAGAACTTGAAAAGATTATGCAAGAAAGATTAGCAGAAAAAGATAAGGAATTAGAAAGATTTAGAAGTGAAATCAAAAAAGAAAAAGTTGATAATTCTATTCTTTCTGTTGCTAGTCAAAACAAAGCAATCAATCCTGAACAAGTTGTATCTTTACTAAAATCAGAAATAAATTTAGCTGATGATGGTAGAACAGAAATAGTTGATAATAATGGCAACATAAGATATAACGCAAAAGGACAACCTTTAACGATTGAAGAAAGAGTTAAAGAATTTTTAGATAGTAACCCACATTTCCGTCAAGGGTCTCTGTCTGGTACAGGAAGCCAGAGTGCTATCGGTGGTAATAGCCAAAAACCCAGAACAATAGGCGACTTGGATTTGAATAATCCCTCTGATAGAAAAGTTTATGCAGAAATGCGTAAAGCTAAAGGTGGGTTTAAACTAAATCCTAAATTAACAATTAACAATTAAACAAATAGGATAATAAAATGGCAAACGAAACAACTAGTTCAACGGTTTCAGAACTATATACAGAAATTATTCAAGAAGCGATTTTCACTTTTCAAGAAACTTCTGTAATGAGACCACTTGTTACTACTTACAATATAACTGGACAAGGTAAGCAAATCTCTGTTCCTGTATATCCAGTAGTAGCGGCTGATGCAGTAGCTGAAGCAACTGATCTTTCAAACACAGCAATCAACCCAACAGAAGCTACAATTACAGCATCTGAAGTTGGTGTAATGACAACTCTAACTGACTTAGGTAGAGATTCTGCATCAAGAGATGTTGCGGCTGACATTGGTAAATTGTTTGGAGAAGCATTAGCTAAAAAAGTAGATAGTGATTTAGCGGCTTTATTCGCTTCATTCGCAACTGGTAATGACTTAGGTGCGGCTGGAACTGAATTAACTGCTGACTTACTTTTAAAAGCTGAATCAACTTTAAGAGCATTGAATGTACCTAGACCTTACTATGGTGTGTTCTCTCCAAAAGCTATGTTCAACTTGAAAAAATCTTTAACAAATGCTGGTTATTCAACTGGTGCAAATGCTATGAGTGATGTTGCAAATGAAACATTAAGAAATGGCTATGCTGGTACAGTATTTGGAATCGATTTATTTGAGAACGCAAACATAGCGGCTGACCAATATGATGATGCTGTTGGTGGTGTATTCCACCCTCAATCATTAGGTCTTGCTATGAAAGCTGACTTCTCAATCGAGACTCAAAGAGATGCTTCTTTAAGAGCAACTGAAATCGTTGGTACTATGACTTACGGAACTGGAATCATTAAAGATGATTATGGTTGCCAAGTTACAACTGACGCAGCTCTTTAATAATTAGAGTTATTAGGTGGGGGAGAAATCCCCCATCTATCAATTAGGAGATTTTATTATGACAAACTTTACTGGTGCAGATGTAATCACAACAACTGATGTAACGAATTATCAACCTGACGCATTTGACTTTGGTATTGCATCAGGAGACGCACAAACAACTTTCTTTTTAGCACAAACAACAAACGATATTTTAAGAGATTTAAGAATTAGATGGTGGCAAACCTATAAGCAAAATGTATTTACAGATATAACAATATTAAACACAGTAGAATTAGAAAACGATAAAGTTAATTTAGATCAGTTTAAAAGGGCTGGTGTATATTTATTCTTAGGTAAATTCCTATGTCCAGCATTAGCAAAATTTAGACCAGAGACAGAAAAAGATAGATTTGAAAGAATGGCAGAACATTATAATAGCCAATACAATGTTGAGTTTCAAAAGATATTAGAAGATGGTGTAGAATATGACTCTGATGATAACCAATCTATTTCTGTTGCTGAACGAGAAAACTTACACGGCTATAATAGATTGCAGAGATAATGGCTGTAGATTTAAAGATAAAATCTAACTCCAAAGAGATAAGCAAAAAGTTTAAAAGGCTACAATCTAAACTTCCAAGAATAATTGATAAAGGTGTTAAACAAGCTGGTTTTCAATTATTAGATATTATCAGAACTAAAACACAAAAAGGTATTGATAGAAATGATGTTAGATTTGAGCCATATTCAGAGGGTTATTTAAAAAGATTGCGTAGAGAGGGTAAATCAACTTCTGTAGATTTATTTTATACTGGTAGAATGTTAGGAAGTTTAGGAACTAAAAAAACAGGCAAACATAAAGTTTCATTAGGTTTCAATAATGCAGAAATGAGACAAAGGGCTTTATTTAATCAAGTTATGATGGGAGATAAAAATAGAGAATTTTTTGGCTTTAATAATAGAACAGAAAAGATTATACAGAAATCATTTAACAGATTTGTAGAAAAAGAATTAAGGAAGTTTAGAATATGAGCATAAGAGAAAATATAGCATCTGAATTACTATCGACTATTTCAGCGATTAGTAGCCCAGCAATTAAAAAGGCTACAAGACAACCTTTTATATTAGATGAATTATCTGAACAACAATATCCAGCAGTAATAGTACAAACATCTGAAGAAAATAGAGATGATGCTGAATTAGGCTCTGGTGCTAGAACTAGAACAGGTACTATTGATTTTGTTATATTAGGCTTTGTAAAAGGTGCAGAAAGCAACATAGATACTAAAAGAAATGAATTAATTACAGCTATTGAAACTGCAATAGAAAATGATATTACTCGTAATGGTAACGCACTTGATTCGGAAGTTATACAAGTAGAAACTGACGAGGGTAGTTTATTTCCTGTTGGTGGTATTAGAATGACGATTAGGTGTATGTACGAATATCAAGCTGGAACACCATAAGGATTAAACCATGAATGAAAAACTATTAAATAAAATACTTAAAAAAGTAGATCAGATAGAAAAAATGCACGATAAAGAATCTATACTTTGCGAAGAAGTAAAAGACTTAATCGAAGAAATTAAAGAAAACTCATTAGAAGATAATCAAACTTGGGAAGAAGAAGACTTAGATGATGAGGAGTTTGAAGAAGATGAGGAAGATGAAGACTTTATTGACGAAGAAGAAGATAAATAGTAAAAGGTAATATGGCTAAAGATATTAAACTATATAAAAATAATTCAGAGATAATTATCAATGAAACAAATCTTGAACATTATCTAAGACTAGGATATAAGCAAGAACAAGAAATCAAACCAAAAATTAAAAAGGAAAAAAAGACATGGCAACACATCACGGAAAAGAAGGAGTTGTAACAGTTGGTGGA